AACTTCGTAAAGATGGTAACTTATTGCTTCGCCTGAAACAAGATAATTATATTGATCCTGTTCTGGGTACTATTCAATTGGATGATCTCTCTGAGAACTTCATTGATAATATCCGTAAGAGAAATAAATGGGAAGATAAGACAGCACCTAAGATTGCAAAAGAACTTAGGAATATTCTGGATTATAAAATCCCATTGAAGATCAGGAACCGACTAGGTGACAAAGAGCTTGAAGCATTCTATTTAAGATTTGCTAATAGGCTTTCTCTCGCTGATTCCCCTGATAGGGATCAATTAGCAGTATCTTTAGGTCGTGATCTGTATAACTCAGCTAACTGGCGCGGTTCCAGAAATGAGTGGTATAAGTTGGGCTTGAAGTTACTCGATGATGCAAATAACAAAGGCTTCTATGTACAAGAATCAGTAATGGTTCAGAAGCGTAGAATGAAGAGTCGCCTCTCAGGTGCTTACTTCGGGCCTTACTACGATACAGTAACCGTTAATCTCCGGATTGTGGATCCTCGTATTCAAGAGTATGCTCAAACAGTTCGTAAGGTAGATGTAGGTCTTCGTCTTGGTGTATTTAAAGACAAGAATAAACTCTTTATTCGTAAAGGCTACAAGACTTACTGGACTAAAGGGCTCTTGGGTTATGAAGATACACGTATCCCAATTACCTCCACTAATTCTTTCTCGGATTTCCCTGAAGAGCTAGTTGATGATACATTAGCTGACGCTCTTAATTGGGCATCTTCTACCAAGTATCGTGTTGATCCCGAATTCCATGACTTCATTGAGAAGTTGTTAATGTTCGAGGATGATAGAGGTAAGGCAGCATACTATCATGGTCTTAATCAGTACAGAAGCTATATCGCAGAACGTGGTGATGCTTACGAAAGATTTAAGGCTATGAAATGGATGAGAGACAATGATCGAGCATTTGCTAACCATGCATTTGTGGATCATCGTGCTCGTATCTATGATCGTGGAATGATCTCTCCTCAATCAGGTGAATCCTTCCGACCTTTCCTTAACACTTCAGAGCCAAAAGATTTCTCCCCAGAAGAATTTGATAATCTACAAGATCAAATCGGTTCTTTCTTAGGTGGACTTAGCGATGATTTCGAAGGTAGGCATAACTCATTGTCTATCTTAGGACGTCAAAAGATCGCTGAAGAATGGCGCTCTGAATTAGTAAGATTAGGCAATCACATGCTAAGGGCTAAACCTAATGATATTAGGGCAGTGCTTGAGAGTGAATTTATGGCAGCTATTGATGGTGAAGAGCAAGGTAAAGCCATGCGATTTGCTATTGAAATGGCTAAGATCGATAAATTCCTTCATGGAGATTATTCTCCTCTTAGTTTAGAAAAGTTAAGAAATTACAAGATCTCTGTTGCCCTTGAGCAGGATGCTTCCTCTTCAGGTGCTCAGATTATTGCCCTTACAACCAAGAATAGACAGCTCGGTCAATTGTCTAACGTGGTGGCTACTAATCAAAAGCAAAGGCTGTATGATGAGATTGCTGCAGCTACCTTCAATGATCCTCGATTTATTGAGCTTAATAAGAAATTAGGCTTGAGTGAAAAGGATTTGAGAAAAGCTGCCAAGGCTCAGAATATGGTTACCTTCTATGGTGCTGGTGAACGTACTGGTATCTTAAATGTAGAAGGTAAACTTGGCAAGGCTCTTGGAAAAGACTCTGGTGTTCTAGTTGTGAAAGCAGCAGATAGAGATAAAGTATTGAATGAGATTAGTGCTCGTATGGCTCGCTATGAGAAATATGATACTGATATGTATGAACAACTCAAACAACTTAGACAAGATGTACGTGATGTCTTCAATAAAGGCTTACAGCCTGGTGATGATATTATGGAACAGCTTTATTTCTTAGAACCCAAAACTAAAGACTTAGTGGATAAGCTCACTAGACATTACGATAACGTAGTAACCCCTCAAGACTTTGCAACTATTGCTAAGATCATGAGTGAGAACTTAGCTTCTCAAGTACCAATCTTAAAAGACTTCACAAGGTTCTTTGGTAGATTGGCTGAGGACTTCGTATCTAATGCTAAACCATCCGCATCGAGACAATCAATCCCTGATTACGCTCAAGAGAAATTTTTAGGGGAACGTAAAGATAATAACAAACCTTCTGAATGGTACAAACGGATTCCCGGTTGGCACCCTGATTCAGGTCTTGCTAATCTGCTTTATGGTATCCGTAAGAAAGAACTCCCAAAGAGTTGGACTAATATTCCTTGGGTGAACTTTGACGGAAAGATCATTGAGCAGAACTTTACTCAAACTTTCGAGGAGCGACTGGTATACCAGGACGCGAATGGTAAGTGGGTAACGAATATTTTACAAGTACCACAAAAGACTGACCCTACATTCTGGGAAGAATTAGTCAACAAGTCTGATTTAATCAATGATATTGTTGATGCTACTAAAGCTAGGACAGCCTTTGCAGTTAATGGTAATCACTCAAATGATGCTGTTATTGTTAAACGATTCCATTTGTGGGGCAAAAAGAATAATATTCCAACGAGTACTATTCATGATGCTTTCTTCACAAATGCTGCTGATCTCCTGGAAGCAAGAAATGCTTTAAGACAGATCTACGGTGAACTCATTGATACTAATCCTGTAGAGGCAACTCTTAAGGAAATGTATCGTAGAGGTTTGCCTAAGGATATTTATAATAAGTACTTAAATGAAGCTATCGATATCGGCCTTATACCTGTGGTTGGTCGTTCGCGAATCGGTGGTAAATTAATTACTGAAGATGATATCTTGACAAAAGAAGAAATTTTATCTCCAGTTCCTAAAGGCTTCAAATCAAATAGAGGCTGGTACGGGATTGGGTAATTGAAGTAAATGATTCGGTAAGTCTGTGCCTTGCTGAGAACTAATAAACTACTGAGGGCTGTGCCCAAGGAAATAAATACATGAACACTAAAGATAAATTCCTCGAAGATGGTGTAACCCCAAATCCACATTACATCGATCCTGCTAAGGAAACCGAAGAACAACGTATTGAACGTCTGGCTCAAGAAAAAGCTGATAAGATTGCTGAAGAGCGTCTTGCAGACATCAAGAAAAAGCTGGATGGTGCTTATGCCTCCCGTGATACTGCCCTGGCTGAAGCTGAAGCTCTTAAATTGAAAGAGCGTGAAGCAGAAAAGAAAGCCTTGGAAGAGCAAGGTAAGTATAAAGAGCTGTATGAACTGCAACTGAAAGAGCGTGATGAAGAGATCGCTCGGGAACGTGCTGCTAAGACTGCTCTGGAACAGCGCAATACGGAACTGTCTCGTGATGTACAATTGAAAGATGCTCTTAAGGGTCTGAACTTCCGTAATGGTTCGGCCCAAGATATGGCTTATGGTGAAATCGCTAACCAGCTCGTTCGTAACGATAAAGGTGAGTGGGTCCATAAGACTGGTATCTCGATTGCTGATTTTGTAGTGGGTTACGCTAAGAACGAAGAGAAATCTTTCCTGTTCAAAGCTAAGAGTTCAAGTGGTGGTGGTTCTACTACTACGGAAGTTACCACAACTACTACGAACCCTGGCAAATCCCTATTCTCGATGAAGCAAGCTGATGTCCTCAAGCTCGCTGAAGAGGGAAAACTGCCCCAACGTAAATAAATAAAGGAATATTATGCCAACTTCTCCAGCAGGCGCAAGTAATTATGCGTTACAAGCTTCTATCACTGCCTATGCAGATGAAGCCTACACTAACGCCCGTAAACTGTCTGGTACCGGTATCGCTGGTACTGACGCTAGTATTGACACTTCGACTGAGACCTATATTGGTCAGATGCGTTGGTTCAAACCTCTGAATCCTGCAATTAACGTTGCATCCCTGACTGATCCTACTCCAGGTACTCCTACCACCTATGGTTCTGAATTCTCGACTTACATCAAGACAGTAAGAACCCATGGTGCAGAGAAGGTCAATCTGCAACATATCGTTACTCAAGACGATGGTCTGGCTAAAGTCGGTCGTGACTTCGCTGAGACTCGCGCTCAAGATGAACACAATGCAATGCTGGCCGTTATGAAGGGTGTAGCTATTGC